TTACAGGGATATGGAAAATACGTACCGACATATGGAAGAATTGAGAAATGGTGGAACGTTTATAGATAATGAACCCCGAAAATTTGTGCGTCAATGTCCCATAGAAGAATGTAAAGGATTTCTAAATGAAGAGTGGTACTGTGGATTATGTACAAACAAGTTCTGTAAAGATTGTAATGAACCACTCGTTCCCGATCATGTGTGTGATCCGGAGACTGTAAAGACGATGAAACTACTCAACAAGGATAGTAAATCATGTCCGAAATGTGGAACTGTAATACATAAGACGAGTGGATGTGCTCAGATGTGGTGCATTTCGTGTCACACGGCATTCAATTGGCGAACAGGGGAGATTGAGACTGGTCGGATACATAATCCACATTTCATCGAATTCAAAAAGAAGACGTCAATGTCTAGGGAACATGGAGACATTCCGTGTGGTGGTATTCCATCTTTTAGGGAGCTTCGTGAAATTCGAGCGACGAATGAAATACTTCAATACGCTATGGTTATACATCAAATGGAACAGGAAAATATGTACATAGATTTAAGACCAGTTGACAACACACATCTTCGTATAGCGTACATGCTTAACGATATAGATGAGAATGATTTAAGAAATTTCTTACAGCGTCAAGAAAAATTTAAAGACAAAGGTAGGGATCTTTCTAATATTTTTGAGATGATGGCGAACACGGGTGGTGATCTCCTTCGTCAATATGTCATAGAACCTGAGAGACATGATGAAATTATCAACCTTTTACAAAAAATTATTGAATACGGAAATGAAATTTTCGAAACGATTCGAAAACGATACAATTGTAGACTTCCTCGAAATATTTTTATGTGAATACAATAAGATGATGGTACTTATTATTCTCTTTCTGATCTTGTTGGTCATTTTCCTATTACCCGTGTATCCACGACCTAGGATATTTCACAATTTTATTACACCTCAAGAGCGAAAGCATATCATAGAAACGGCAAGTAAATATCTAAAACCTTCGAAAGTTTCGGAAGATGGAAGCATAGATGAAACCGTTCGTAAAAGTGAAACGGCTTGGTTGGATCGTGAAGATCCAGTGGTCGACGCAGTCATGCGTAGATGTTTAAAACAGACAGACAGACCTATTGGTAATTGTGAAAATTTACAGGTTCTTAAATACAAACCAGGTGGTTACTACTCCCCGCACCAAGATTGCTTCAATAATGACAAAAATCCGAGAATGTATACATTCATTCTCGCACTCAATGATGACTACGAAGGTGGTGAAACAGTTTTCCCAAATATAGGTAAAAGATATAAACTCAAGGCTGGTGATGCTCTATTTTTTGATACAATCGACAACTACGAGCTCATGACGTCCAAAGCTTTACACGGTGGGGAACCTGTAAAGAATGGTGAAAAATGGATATGCAATTTATGGGTGAGGAAGTATCCTTATGCCTGAACCTCACCCCTTTCAATAAGCTTCTTACGATTTTCAAGGTGAAGTCCTTCAACTTCAGACTTATTTTGTGCCGCGTAGGGTACCGCATAACCCTCATCACACATCCACTTGTTCACATTGGTCCATACACCATCCTCTGAAACCCAAACCTCTGCGAGTACGCGTCCAAACTTACCCCTGGAATCCGCCTCCGGGCATCTGAGTTCGATTTCAACGTCATCCTTCTCAGATGCAACAGCCTTGAGACACCAATCCTTTAGCTTTTTCTTCGAGAGAAGACCAAAGACCTTCTCCTCCTTGTCAGATGTACGGGACTCTGGTGTGTCAATCCCTAGAAGACGAACGCGCTGCTTTGTGCATACGTCAAAACCTAGATCAATGTTTACATCAATTGTGTCACCATCGACAACCCTCTCAAGGGAAGAGACCCGGTACTTGAAATTACAAGCTTCAACGTTATAAGATGACATCTTATATCTAATTGTAAACTTAAAACTTTAATACCCTCATATGTTAGATGAAGTGTTTGGCTACTTTTTCTGAAAACAGTCTGTACAAAATAAAACTAGCAAAGACTCGTAGGAATGTCCTTGAATCTATATACCAACGACCAAGTATCGTAGAGGTGAGACCAATTAAGGAGAATCTGAGACTTCGTTTACGCTTCACAGAAGCGATAAAAGAAGCACAGGAGATGTGTGAAATAGATAAGAATTCATCTGAGTGTCATTGGGCCTGGTATGAAGTGGATGAATTAGAAGATGCTATACTACGTCTATATCCCGATAGACCGTAACAATTGGGGGGTCGTCGTCGTACCCATAATAACGAATTGATACTCCAAAAAGTTTCATCATCTCTGGATCAATTTTTTCGTTAATTTCTCTTTTCCAATTTTTTACAGTGGTTTGAAAATATTCAATTCCATTATCTGAAAATACACAAATACGCATGAATGGTCTACTACGCACCTTTCTCATATATTCGTGTACAGCCTCAGGTAAAGGTGATGCCCTCATGTACGCTGATTTAAGGATATTAATAACGTAGTATCCGTGTGAATCACAAATTATATTGACTTGCATTTCAGGAAACCCTTTGATAAATGCGTCGAAATCCGCATTACTGGGGAGGGTTGTGAAAACAGGTGTATTTTGACATATAGTCCCATCATGATGACCAATACCTGGATGTGTGTGAAATGACATTTCAGAATACCAAACTCTATCGATTTCAGGACCTTCGACTCTGTTTCGTTTTTTTGATGTGACAATTTTTGGTTTACTAAACTCAAAATTTTTGTATTTAATATTACCAGCAAATTCCCATTGTTTGACAGAAGACAACTTACTCACTTCTTTCAAATCATGAACTACTTCACGAGAAAGTTTTATTCTCTTCTTTCTTATTGCCATATTTGGGCGCACTATTCTAAATTTCATTGACACTACCTGTTATACACTGAGAATTTATCGGGTTTTGTTTTTAACTATTATTTACTTTTTAAGAATACGTGTATGCGCACGCACATACACGACACGACCCGATCTCTTGGGAACCTTCTTACGAGGTTTCTTGTTGATGTTCATGGGTACTGGACCATTATTGTTATTCTTCTTGTTGATGTTCATGGGTACTGGACCATTATTGTTCTTCTTGTTGATGTTCATGGGACTTGCCATATTTATAGTATATAGAGAAAAAAAGGTAGTCGTATCTAATGATAGAGAAATGGATGAAAGAGATCTACACTGAATTGGGACCGGGACATAGTGAGCGAGTGTACCATAACGCAGTCGAGGTCTTGCTGAGGGAGAAAAATATCAAGTATGAATCTGAGCGCATCATACCTGTGGTGTTCAGGGGTCATGTCATAGGCAACGTGAGAGCTGATATTATCATCAATGGACGGTGTGTACTCGAATTCAAAACGATTCGGACCCTGGGAGATGGGGCGGAGTTACAGGCGCATAACTATCTTCGTCTGACTGGTCTGAATCTTGCGTATCTGATAAATTTTCCTCCTCACTCTGGTCGGGAGGTGGAGGTGAAAAAGATTGTGCAAGGACCATCAAAGGAAGAACTCGAGCAAGAATTCGGTAAAATTCTTGACCATCATCGTAGTGTGTCTGCGGATCTATCACAACTGCTTCCAGGAGTTCCCGAGCCTGGGATAGATGATGCTTAGCCTGTTCGATACAGTAGTGCACAGCTGGCTCTGTGGATGCCATATGGTTAAAGTGTGGGAGTACATGAGTTTCCAAGTCGTAAAGTGCACACAATGTGTGTTCCTCATCGGGTGTCATTTTTCATATATTTGAATACATTGTTATTCGACTTAGGTAATTGATATGCGGGCACAGATCCATTGGGTGGTTTCTTACAATAAATTCTACAGTCACATTTTTGATGTGGACATAAAAAGTCCTTCTTGTTTGCGTAACACCGTATTGGCAACATGTAGTCTTTCATCATGTAACGTATAATTCGATCAATGAAAATCATTTAATAAATTTATCTTTATCTCTTTAAAATCATGAGCACATTGGACATTTGTCTAGTTTTTTGAAACACTTCAAACACACAAAATGGGAACATTTCCTAAATTTAACACATTCACCCGTCACTTGACAGTCTGGGCATTCCCGTGTCTTGAACTCTAATATTTCATTATTAAATCTCCAAAAACAAGGACTACAAACCTTTAGTCCGGGTCGCATGGATTTACCACAAATCTTGAAATTCGGGCAAGTCATATAATTAGACTGTCGGAATAAATTCCCACCGAAGATCGTGGCAAATTTTTTTCCATATGACATCTTGTTGATATAACTTCTCCTTCGATTTCAAAAGTGGAAAGTATTGGAGATATTTATCTTCGCTCAAAAGTTCGCAAAATTTGTAGAGTACATATGAATATGAAAGGAAATTCTTACGTTCTGTCGGACAATTGGCATCGAAAGGTTTTTGTATATCTTTGAACATAATCCTGAGATATTCTTCCAATTCTTGGGGCATCGATGGGGGTTTAATTCCGTTCAAAATATTTGTGATGTACGGAACATGTTCATAGTATTTGTTT